CTTCTTCTATTACCTTGTTTATTTCCCGTCTCAAGTCTCCTAAATCTCCTATGTTAGTATCGACGACATTATTTCTCTCTTCTTCTATTACCTTCTTTATTTCTCGTCCCAAGTCTCCCGTGTTATCACTAATATCTTGTGCTATTCGTTCTATCTGTGCTTGTTCTATTGGTATCGTTTGCTCTGAAACTGCTTGAGTTTTCTGTAAGTCTTTTATAGTAGGAAGCCCAGGAATAGAAGTACCAAAACCAGCGAGAATAGATTTGGCTTGATCCTCACTCATTGGATTCTTCTTGAAATCCTCTATTACCTTCTTCACTGTTGGATCATCAGGTTTAATGTTCTTTGTTGTATCACTGATCTTCTTATCAAGCTGTTTCATAAGTACTCTACTTTTCTTACTAGAACCAGCAGGACAAGCTGCTTGTTTCTTCGGAGTTCTTCTTCGATGTTTAGCTGGATCTGATATTTGGTTTATAAGACTACCATCATCAAGAGTATTACCAAACATAGCTTTTGCTAGTGTCACCCTTTGAAGCTGTCTCTGTTGCTCTGTTGATATCCCTTTACGACTTTTCTCTAAGATGCTATCCATTTTATATTTACAATATTATTTATTTTCTTTTTAATCTATAAGTAGCACAAGATAATAGTGACTATCCATTTATAATAAAACAGTAATGGATTGGTCTTTCTTTCAGGGTGTTCGTTGTATCAATTTAAAAGAAAGGAATGATCGGTATGAATCATCTTATAAGGTTTTCGAGAAAATAGGATTATCATCATTAGTGAGATATCATAGAGTGGATAGACATCCTTCTGATCCAATAGAAGGATGTTTTAATTCTCACATGTCCATAATAAGAGAAGCTTATGATAATGGTAATGATAATGTTCTTATCTTTGAGGATGACATTTTACAAACAGAGTATCTTAATAATACTAATTTAAGTGAATGTATCAAGTTTATGAAAGAGAATGAAGACTGGGAAATCTTCTTTCTTGGTTGTATTCCAGATACTGTTAAATATAATATCACCAGCATATCAGGATATAGTAATATTTATAAAGTAAGACCTTGGGGATGCCATGCTTATGTTGTTAATAGGAAATATATGGAGAAGATCTATAGCATGAAATACATTGGACATGCTATTGATGGTTTAACTAATGCAAACAAACATGCTTATTGTATTATTCCTTCCCTCTTTGAACAAGGGTCATATGGTTCGGATATAAATACATCAGGATCATTTGGAAATGTCTCGGAAACAATTAAACGAAAAGCTCTTCATATTAATGAACTATATGCTACGATGATAAATAAACCATTAGTTTATCTTCTGGTAATATTGTCATTAGGTTTCGGTCTAATGATTATCCTATATCTGATTAATCCAAAGCAAGGAATTGGTTGGCTGTCTCTTCTAATTCTAATTATCGGATTGTTTCTTATTATTTAACATTGTAGTGTTAAATAATAAGAATAGAGGGTATGTTTTCCCTATTATTATTTATTACTGCGCAGTAATAAATTCATTAAAAACATCTTTTAATCAAGAAAGTGCTCGATGATACATACTAAGTCTTGTGGTAAAAAGTATGTTTACCTCCTCGGACTCATCAAGTCTAATAATATTTATTATTATTTATTATTAATAATAGGGCCAAGCATACAGAAATTAAGATGAACAATAATTTCATGAACCTCTTTATTAGATAAATAATATTACTATTAATGATAGTAATATTTTGCTGATGTCATTGATCATGATTAGGTGTAACGACATATCCTAATAATATTTTTTAATGACTCACATCATAATTACCATTTAGTATATCTATCATAAGTGAGTCATTATTTTCTTTAGCCACTCTTAGTGCCCTATAGTTATCAACTGAAGAATCAACATCGTCATCTTCTAATAACATTTGGACTATTTTATATTTACGTTCCTTACAAGCATTGATTAATGCTGAGTTTTCATTAGCACTAGGATCAACATCTTCGTCTTTGAGTAATAATCTTGCTATCACTAAGTAACCTCTCCTACAAGCTTCTTGAAATGCAAAATTCTTGGTAATAACATCAATCCTTCCGTCAAAGAGAAGATCTCTTACAATCTCTATCATATTATCTAATACCGCAGAAATAAAAGCTTGTTTAACAAAGATATTAGGATCAACACCATGATCAAGAAGAAGTTTAACGATTAACGAATAGTCCCTATATCTAGCTTGTTTAATAGCATAATTATTGTTAGCCGTAGGATCTACACGACCACTCCGTAGTAATAGATCAACTATTCTCTCATGTCCGTTACTACAGGAAATTTGTATAGGAAGATTATCATTTATGCTAGGATTTACCCGACTGTCTGATAATAAAAGACTAGCGATTGATACGATACCTCTTCCGCAGGCAAATAAAAAAGCATCGTTAATCACTTTCTCATTTAATTTTCCATATCGAAGTAACATCTCTGTCATTCTATGATTCTCTGTTCTTACAGCATATTTAAAGGTATCATTCCGACCATCTTGATTGATTTTTGATGATCGTTTGAGAGAATTTTCACAATCATTATAACGACCACATTGACATAATTCAATGAATTTATTACGATATGATGGATCGAGATAGAAATTGCTATCAATATATTCATCCATTTTGTACTCTTAATATAATTTTTATATTATATTAACTCAATAATTCCTACATTAATTGATATTTAGTCAATATCCTTTCTCAGTCGATTGAAGAGGTCTTCCCACTTAGATACACAATTCTTCCATGTTTTATCCTTCGCGAATTCCTGATACTTTATTCTTTCGAGAGCTAATTCTTCCTTTGACAATTCTTTAATCTTTTTCATTGTCTTTAGTACTAATTGTTTATAATCTTCTAAGATGTTATCTTTATTGAATGTTATCATAGGTGTTCCATCTCTCGTAGTCTCTTTCAATGCTCCCATATTAGTAGTGACTGGAATACACCCGGCGGCCTGAGATTTAACCACTGTAATGCAATAAGTTTCACTTAAATCGCTACATGGATAAGTGAGAAGTGAATGTCGCTGAAAAGCTTCTGCTAATGCCTTATGGCCAATTTTACCCTTCTCTCTAACACCTTGATTCTTTAATTTAACTATCATTGCGACGATTTCATCTAGTTGGTCCTGTTTTAATATTCCCCATGTTTCTCTTCCATAATAAATATCAAGTGTCGCTTGTGGATACTCTCTTCTGACATCAGGCCATATTGTTAAGAGTATCTTAAGGCCTCTCGAATAACTACTCGCATACATACAAGAAAAACGACCTCCATTCTCTTCCGACATATTTGGTTTTAGATTATTATCATTGTCATTAAAATGTGACAAATCGAATCCATTACCACACATTGTGTACATTATGGGGCTCATCTTGGGTATCTGATTAATGTAATCATTCCTTTGATATTCAGAAAGGAAGAGACAAGCATCAAGATTCTCAACAGAAAAAGAATAAGTACAACAATCATGCGGCCAATAAATAATGAGGGCGCCAGGATACTTTGCTTTAACTTTATCGAAATTAGAATTTCTCCAGTGGATGACTATGTCGAAGGGACGATCAGGTTTTGCCTCATTAAAAAAACTATCCGCAGGTTTGTATATTGGGTTACTACAAGGAAGAGACCAAAGAGAGTATTTACTTGGATTGGCATAAACAGAAACAAGGTATCCTAATCTCACTAATTCTTCTGAAGTATAAATGATGGCTTCCTCCGAACCTGCTATTCCTGAATTAACAGATAGGGGATCCCATCCATCACCATTAGTAACATATCCTAATATTGCCACTCTTTTTCCATCATACTTATTACTTAGAGCTGATGGAATCGTCAAAAACGAGAGATTTGATCTGATTCTATCATATTGTTTTGTAACATTACGTTGTATTCCTGGATCTATCTTCGAACGAGATACTAAGGCACACCCTATCTTATAAGAGATCTCTTTGTCAGAAGAATAATACTTGATAATGCAACTATCCAAAAAATCAAAGGATTCCTTGCTAAAATCGGGAAGTGAGTTCTCACTATTCTGTTCGTTTAATGTCGTTGCGTTCATTATTTCTTTTATTTTAATTACCATTTTACTCTTTAGATCGTCGTAGGAACGGGTTTTATTTTAAATTTTTATCTCATCCATAAATGGGGTCGGTTAAAATTTCTTCATCTTATATTCTGGAAAGAGGTGTGGAAAGAGTTGATATTGATACTTCAAAATGTGCTTTAGCAATATTTCTTAAGAAAGGAGTAGTGACTAAAACGAAGCTAGTGAAACTATCTCAAGAGAATAATGTCTCTCTCATATGCGATTCTTGCAAATTCAATGGTTCTAAGGATATTTATATCTTTGGTTTTGATGACCGAAGAGAGATTATCATCGAGAGCGATGGAAGAGATTGGAGAATAGCTCAGTAAATATTTTTAACAAGATTAATCTTTCACAATAAAGATTAATCTCATATTGGTGTAATAGATCTCTTCAGAAATATTGTTGATTTCTAAAGAGATCTACCACACCGGATTAATAATACAATATTACATTAACGAAATAATACAGCATTATTAATCCAAGATATTTGATTCTACTTGTAATAAATTAAAGATATTATTTCCAACAGTGGTAATGCTCATCTTATGTAATGGAACATAATCTTATTCAACTCTTGCGTGATACTTGCGATTTGGTTGATACAAATAATACGAAGTATACTCATGTAACCAAATATGGACCAGAAGGTAAATGGACTCTTCGAGGACATGATATACCACGATTTTGGTTAGGATATTGTGATTTGGTTGAAACTAGACCAAATAGTAATCTCTGTTTAGCAGAGAAACCTAAGGATGTTATGCCAATTATTGTAGAATGTACTCTTCGATTTGACAAAGGGATGGAAGGTGAACCATATTGTGATTCATTCATTCATATACTCATCTGTTGTTATCAACAGGTTATCATCGATAATTTTGTAATAACCGATGAGAATAACTTTTGTGAACTAATATGCTGTTTGTTAGAATCAGAAGATATTTGGAAGGATGATAATGAACAGCTTGTTACTAAAATAAGACTGCAATTTTCTTATTGTTGTGTTGAAGCAGGATTACAAACTTCATTGATAAAACCTAAAGTTATTAGTCTATTGAGAGCTCGTAATGTGTTAAAGATACTTGATCATCAACCATTAGGCGATTGGGAAACAATTATAAGTGATGTCTCAGTAACTGAACCCGTTCTGATGTATGGAAGTGAATCAGCTCCAAATATTCCAAAGATGATCTTCAAAGATATTTATCCTTATATTAATCCTGATCTTCTTCCTGATGATGATAATGAATCTGATATCATCATACATAAATGTGAATTATCGAAGATATTCATGCATGAACACCATCTTCATTCTCAACAACAGTTAATTCCTAGCACTCTCTTTACTTCTAGTAAAACAGCAGAATTCTGGTTACCACTGTATCTTTCCATCAATTATTGTGTCTCTGTTACTGTTTTGAAGAACAACCCAAATAGCGAGAAGACGAAACAATACGCTGATAATTATAATAATCCTAACTCTAATGGTGCACACAAGATAAATGATGACAGCGATTTAGGAATGGCTGAAAGTTTATTACCTATTCTCAGTCCATCAAGATTTCAAACAGAGAATTATATTTTAGATATCGGAAGAGCTCTTTACAATGCTGCTGGTGGTAATTCAATTGGAATGAAAATATGGTGCGGCTATCTTCAGAAACATAATCCGAGCATCGACATCCATGATTACAAAGAGAAGTATTACTCTTTTATCAACACTAATATAACAGTTAAGACAATTGGTTGGTATGCTCAAGAAGATGATGGTAATCGATATAGTGAATGGCATGGTAGATGGTATCAAGAAGCGATGGGTAAAGCTATTACATCGCTTCATTCTGATGTCGCACTCGCTGTATATCGTGTATTCTGGCTAAGCTATGTTTGTTGCACATCCGGTAATAAGACGAAATGGTATTATTTTGATGATAATAGATGGGTAGAAGATGAACAAGGAATCAAGTTAAGAAAAGGACTTAGTGGCACATTTCTCAAACTCTTTGAGAATTATCGAACACAACTAAGTAAGAAGATTGAGAGTACCACAGATGAAGCTTTTCGTAATAATGCAGAACTCAATATGAAGAAAATCACTCAACTAATTTCGAAATTAAAGACAGTAACATTCAAGAGTAACATTATGAAGGAACTTGTTGAGCAATTTCATCATCCAAAATTTATATCTATTTTGGATAGCAATCTTAATATCCTTGGGAATTATGATTGTGTTTTCGAAGTTTGTAATGGTAAATTGTCAGTAAGAAAGGGAAAACCTGAAGACTTTATTTCTAAATCAACATGGGTAATGTATCGTAATGATTATTCTTGGGAATGTCCAGTAGTAAAAGAATTGATGCAATGGTTAGGACAAGTTTTTACTGATAAGGCATTGTTAAGACATTTCCTTAAATTTTCTAGTTCGTGTCTCAGAGGTAGAAACTCTGATAAAATCTTTGCTATCTTTACGGGAGATAACGGTGATAACTCTAAGAGTATGATTGTTAAGTTATTCGAGGCAACACTTGGTTCTTATTGTATTAAGTTTCCTACTACTCTTATTACTGGTAAGAGAACACAAAGTTCAGCTCCAACTCCAGAATTAGCTCGTGCAAGATGTGCGAGAATAGGATTTGTTGAGGAACCAGACGAGGGAGATCCAATAAGAAAAGACGTTCTCAAGCATTATACTGGAGGTGATTCGTTTTTCGCTCGTCTACTAAATGATAATGGTGGTGATGTTCAAGCAGCATTCAAATTGGTCCTCATTTGTAATGTTGTTCCTACTATTATTAATGCAGATAAGGCTGCAAAGAATAGAACTAAGTTATTTCCCTATCTCTCTACTTGGGTTGACAATCCTCCTGATAATATTGAGGAACAATATAGTAAGAAACTTTTTAAGAAAGATCCATTCTTTGAGGATAAGATAGCTAAACTTGCACCAGCATTTTTATGGGTACTCGTAGAGTATTTTCCTATTTATATTAAGGAAGGATTAATCGATCCGCAAATAATTAAAGAGACAACGGAAGCTTATTGGAAAGATAATGATTTCTATTACCAATTTACTGGAGATAGAATAAGACCAGCTCTTGATGAGAATGGTAAACAAGATCACACAGTTAAATTAGGATTGAATGAAGTATATACTTCATTCAAAGAATGGTTCAGAAGTAGTTTTCCAGCAACTAAACCGCCAGATAGAAAAGTCGTTAAGGCTGAACTTATTATAAGATGGGGTAAATTAGATCAAGGATATTGGAGAGGTGCTAAGTTAGCAGAGACTAATGTAGTTAATATACCAGGTACTTCATCAGCACAGGTAGGAAGTGGTCCATTAACCAGCGATTTATTGGGTAAATCAGTGTCAAATAGGAAACCAATTCTCAAGATACAATAAAAAACAATTAATACAAACTAAATAGATTGTATTAATAATATAAACTAAATAGATTGTATTAATAATATAAACTAAATAGATTGTATTAATAATATAAATTCATTGTTTCGTACGGGATAATTCATATGAATCATCAGAAGCCAATATAATGTATGGTATGTTTGTTTATCAGAAGTAATAAAGATTTATTTATTATTTATTATTTATTATAGTTCTGAGAATATAAGCTATAATAATTAAAGATA